ACCACAAATAAATCACTATCAGATAGTGATGTAACCCTGCCTAGTTGCGTGATTTTTTTATCATCTGAGTCCATGATGCTCCTATGGGTTAGCGCGGATAGTGGGTGAGCCGTTCGGTACACCTACGGCGCGGATAATATTTTCTGTCAGTCTATCTGCGGAAGTTAGAACCGTCCCAGCCGCAAGCGGTCTGTCCGCGTAGGTTGCCAAGCCCTGAAAGACTAAGCCGTCTGTAACAAGCGTATGATCGGGAACGCCGCCATTGTAAAGCGTGGTGACTTCGGCGGGTGTAAGGATGCGGTTATAAATGCGGGGGTCAAAAATTTTGCCGTCAAAGGCATCCTCAAACAAGCCGGAAACCCCCCTTTTGATATTGCCTATCCACATTATAGGATTTTGGATTGGGTTTATTGTTCCAGTTGGAACAACATCATCGTTGACCGTAATGCTTGCGCTATTTACGTATATTTTCGGATCATTAGATGCTGAGGACGCATCAAAAGTAATAACAACATGCCGCCAGCCGAGAGCGGTATAAACGTCTTGATTTGTTTTCCATGTTCCCGTGCCGCCTGTCCAATACGAGTTTGTAAAATATATCCTTCTATCGTAAAGCGATATACCTATCGCGCCGGTGCTACGAATTGCGAGTAATTGCCCTGAATCCGCATCATGTACTATGTCTGGGTAAATCCAAAAAGAAAAGGACATTTCCGTTGAAACTTTATTTATACTGGGGATTGTAGTGAACTCTATAACATCCGTTGCGCTACCGCCCGCAAATTCAACCGTGACAGGCTCAAGCCCGCCGGATAAATAGCTGTCATTCTGCTTTACGCCGTATTCCGCATGAATAATCCCGCCCTGTTTGATGGTAAAAGCGCGGTCGGTGATATAGTAATGATTGCTTATATTGCTTCTGTCCTCTGTCCCTAAAATTAGAGAGCCGACGGTCAAAATAAGAAAACTGACTAAATGGTTTTTATTCAAGTTTGCAAGGTAGTTCATTTTTGTGATCCTTGATTTCGGAAACTTATATTCTTCAATCACAGCCCGCCCGTACATGTCGGCAAGGTAGGCATCCTTTTGGTATTTCATGTCGAATTGAAAAGGAAAATAGCCGTAATCCTCTTGTGAGGTCGCATCGTCAACAGTTGACTCAATACTGTTACCGTAATAAATCCCATACCCACGCGCCTGCAAGAATGTAATCCACACGCCAGCAGTTGCATTGTTGGCAATCGAATAATAAACCGTATCGCCGTAATAAGTCGCTGTGACAACAACGTCAGCGGTGTAATTTGTGCCGCTTCCATCTCGCGCCGCGTTTGCAAGGTAATCAGTTGTTGCAACGGGCGTTTGCATGTTCGTACCGGATACTTGCGAAAGTCCGCTAGGGTCTGTATAGTGTGCTGAAAAATTCGCTGTTTGTCTGATTGGAATATATAGAGGTGTGCCGAGTTTATAAAGCACCTTCAAACTCGTGTCTGTGATAACCGGATGAGCGCGAATGATGGAGGCGTTCAACAACCCATCTTCCGCAAGTAGAATGTTATAGTTTTCCGCATCCGCCGCAAGTGCGACATCCTCGTATGTAGTTTCTTCGTCAAGAATTATTTTCCCGCCCGTTTCTAGAAGTAAAAAGCCGAGTCCATCCTCCAAGGCTAGAAAATGGTTTTCCTCTTGAACTACTGGTATTTGGTCTAACTCACGCCAGCCGTGACGCGCAAGCATATTCTCAACGCGCAATGTGCCATCTTGGGTGACGTAGACATACCCTAATTCAGAATTAGCTAGCTTTGTAAATTCAGACAACGCCATGGTCTTACGTTGCACATTATCGAATACGGCGGGGAATGTAAACACGCCAGTGTCAAAGTTTGTGGCTTCCGGTTGCACACTCAGACGGGACAGGATAGTCGTCATGGCTTCATCAATGCGTTTATTGAGTCCAATCGCCGCGCCCTTCATAGGGAAGTTGACAGGGACATTCATCCAATTTGTAGCCATAACGCGCACTTGCTCATTTCCCCAGTTTAGATCGTCTGAGTCAATGCTTGCGATACGACCCGTCCAGATAACCTCATTGAGGGTTTTATAGGTTCCGCGTATCCGAATCTTTGCGCCTTTATTCCAGCCTGTGAGAGTGGATAATCCACGCACAGAATCCCCACCCATAGGGGAGAATTGCTTACCCTTGTTATTGATTGTGATGTTCAACGTCCCAAGGATGCCGACGCGGTTTTCAGGTCGCCAGCCGCCCAAGCCGTCATTGCCTTTGATGTCACCGACAACATAGTCGGAAATATTGACCCACGCGGAGCCGTCATGATATTCGGTAATGATGGAATCAAGATAAACCGCATCTGGCATTAGTCACGTACCTTCGCAAACTCAACCGCCAAAATGGCAGCGAGTTTGTAGTAATCAATTCCCATGCTTGCGCTTGCCTGATTATTGTAAACCTGAGAGCCGCTAGGCAAATTCAGTAATTCCGCGCCGCGCTCCCCTACCCAGGTCAAGCCGCTTGCGGATCCGCCGCTTGCTCTTCCTTTGGGAGGTTTGCTTGTCGAAAACGCCTGTCCGTATGCGGGATAAGCCGTGTATCCTGATGGGGCGGCGACGCTCGATTTACCAGCAACTACACTAAGCAGGTTTATCGTATTTTGCAAAACACCATTGAAAAATTCCCAAGTTTTCGTGAGTCCTACGAGAATAAGGTCAACGGCTTGTAAAGCGGTGATTCCTATCTGTTTCCAGTCCAGTACAATCCCCTTACCATCACCGAACACAATACCAAACCGCTCCCCTATCGCGTCTAGTAATTCCTGCCAGTGTTGTTTTATTGCGCTTGTCTCTGTTTGGCTACTGGCTGAAAAATCAGCAAGCCCTGTTTTTGTGTTTTCGACAAAGGCGTTCCAAGCCGGTATTCCCTCATTGATTGCCCAGTCAGAAACTTCGCCCAGCTTATCCATGAGCGGCTTTAGGTCAATGCCCGTAAAATCTTCAAAATCTGAGAAAAACGCATCCCAGTTCCCTGTATCAATGCCAGTGGCAATGTCTGAAGCAAGAGTCCCTAACTTTTCTCCAATGTTTGCGATACCATCCGCAATCCATGGCGATTGAATCCATTTGATAAATGTTTCTAGCAGGCTTGACGCGCCTGGCAAAAGTGGGCCCGTGAAAGCGTTCGCAAGCCCAGTAAAGGTCAAATCTACTTCGTTCAAATTGCGCTGAAACTCTTCATATTGCGTAGGGTCAAGCACGAGTCCGAGGGCTTCCACCTTTTTCTTTACTTGATCAATGCCGCCCTCGTTTGCCATTGTGTCAAACACATCAACCAGTTTTGCGCCGCTTCGCCCAAAGATATTTGTGAGGAAGTCAACACGTTCGGTCTGTGTCCCAAACTCAGCATATTTTTTTCCGATTTCGTCCATAAGTACGGATTGATCGCGGACATTCCCGCCAGCGTCCAAAACGTCAATACCGAAGTCTTGCAACGCCTTGCCTGTGGTGGATAACTCGCCAGTTGAATCAAGTAAGCCTTTCGCCATGATGGTTGTGGCGTTAGAAAGGTCGGAGATTTCAACGCCTGCCTTTTTCGCAACGAATGACCATGCCGCTAGTTTGTCCTCTGACATGCCGGTGACATCCCCAAGCGCGTCCATGCCTTCTGTCCATTCACGGGTACGATCTACCGCGCCGGTAATGAGTCCTGTAATGGCATCAATACCCGCCATGAGCATACCGGTATCAAATCCGATGGGGATAACGAGTTTTTCAAGTAGCATGTTTTTTCTTTTTCTTGGTCGTGGCTTTTATAATTGCCATGTTCGCGCGGATTTGTTCGGGGGTCTGTTGCGGGGCTTGATGTTCACCCCACCAATCAAAATCAAGCATTATTTCTTTGATGGCAGGAACGTTTTTAACGCGCCCAAGCGTGAGAGCTTGAATGATTCCGGCGGTTCGTAAATCTTCGCGCTCTTCAGGGAACGGCTCAACGCTGTAAATTGCTTGCCAGTGGACATATTCCACATGACTCATGCTTGCAAGCATTACTTCGACTGAGGGGGCTCCCAATGCCCGGCAGAGTTCAAAATCAAATCGTCCGTTTTTTTTAGCTCTTCTTTTGCATCTTCAACGGCTTTTTGACCAAGCCCGTTGAAAGCGAAAATCTCAGCCGTCAACGCCGTAACAATGGAGGTAGGTAGCATCCCAATATCGGCGGCTGATAATGCAGGCTCATAGATTGATTTCGCAATCAATTCAAAGATTTCCGCGCTCCCTAAATCTTTTCCGCGTAACTCAAAGGCTTCGGCGGCGGTCAACGCGCGAATCACCATTGACCCTCCCTCAATGGTGATTTCTTTCGTGCGCGGCTTTACAAGATCGTCACGAGTCCACATAATATTATGAGCTTATCGAGAAGGAATCAGTGCCCCGGAAAGTGATTTCAGCTTTTAGGGTATCCGGTTTCATCGCGTCGGCTGGTAAGGACTTGATGTTCGTCACGAGCGCGCCGAATTGATCAATGTTTAGGGAGTCATACGCCAAGGTATAGCGTCCCACCGTTCCCGCTCGCATTTTGGTGTAGAGTGATGCAATATTCGCCTTGACGTAATTCACCGTCGCTTTGAACTCACCAATTTCAGCCAGTTTGCTCGAAACAAAGGTACGATGTCCACCCGTACCGTGATGAGTGGATTCAACTGCGGGAACCGACATATCGGGCGGGTCAACGGATACAACTTCGCCAACCGTACCGACAGAGTCCGACAGGATAACGCCATAATTAGTTTGTGCCATGTTTTATTGCTCCTATTCCCAAACGAAAAATTCCACAATGCGGCGGTATTTATTCGCTTCGGGGTCTTTGAAGTCGCTGATATTCTCAGCGGTTATCAATTCGATATTACTTTTATCCAAGTCAAGAGCGGCGCGCACTTGGTCGCCTAATGTAACCGCGCCCGCATAGGTATTCGCCCAGCAAGAGACTTGCAAACGCCGTCGCACCATATCCGCGCCGCCGTGGTGACGCATGGGAATCTCGCTAATGAACTGGTAACACATTCCGGGGAGAGTTGCGCCAGTCGGCATAGAGAGCGGATAAACCGCGCCAACACTTGCGAGTTTAGAGGCGATTACTGATTCGATGGTCATTTCGTGATGTCTCGCATGTTCTTTTGCACACTGTCTACAATGGCAGACAAAGCTTGCAATTCCGCTTCATCGAACGCCGGGCGGAGGTAGGGTTGCGCCGCCATTTTGTACGTGCCAAACTCCACGTAGGAGGCATACGGGGCTTCAAAGCCTATTTCTACATCGTCGCCAGCCTCGCGCACGAAAACGGTAGAGCGTAAAAAGCCAGTGTCAACCGGGCAGTTATTCTCTGCCTGAGTTGCAATGACTAACGCGCCCTCTGCCAAATCATCAACTGTAAAAGCAAGCCCGATTGCGTTTAGTTGCGCTGTGAGTTTTGCCATTCCTGCGACGATTGCGGGCATTATCTGATCTCCTGTAAGGCGGCAATCTTTACATTGCGCCCGATCTGTACGCCGTCCACGTAAAACGTGATATTGCGCCCAACGACCTTATCCCCTACAGCGATTGACTGACTCGCGGCGACCCGTAGAACTGCATCCGAGTCGATGGTCACAATCTGCCCGCGCTCGTTGCGCTGTTGCTTTTCAGTGGACAAGCCCGCATAAATCAGGTTGCCACTGTCGAAACTATCAATCACCTGCCCCAAGCTATCTTGTCCGCTGGTATGCGCAAAAATTGTCACTTGGTCGTTTAGTGACTCGATTTGCGTATCAGTCATGCGGTCAACCTCTTCAGGCGTGATGTCTCTCATGCTGTCCAGTCTGGGTGATCATCTGAGGCGTTGATAAGGATTGAGTAATTGGGGAGATATACAAGCGCGTTGTTTGTCGCTTCGTCAAGATTTTTGCGGATCATGTCGGCTTGTTGGCTCCGAGAGTAGCTTGCACCGTCCGCGCTGAAATTGTAATCAAGGGACACATCAGCCAGCGCGTGCCGCCAAACGGCAATATCAGCTAGCGCGTGAAGTTTCTTCAAGTCAGTTGCTTCGGCTTCGGTTGCGACCCCGTACATTTCAAGCGTCTTGTCTGTAATAGCGATAACTTGCAGGCTATCATGCCATCCAAGTTGCGTTTTGACTTGTCGAAAATTAGCGGTGATGTAATCAGAGAGAGCCATAAAGTAACCTTGCTCACGGGCGGGGAAAAGGTAAGCCCGCCCGTGAGTGTTACCAATTTATCGGACTAAGCCCGAAGGATTGGAGTAGGTAGTTTGATGTCCGCCGTCCAAGATCGCGGCGGCATGGCGACCCCAAGCACCGAAACCGATTTCAGCTTCAAAGGTCTGGGCGGTCAACGGGTGAGCGTTCAACTGATACACCATGCGCATGCCGTTCAAGGCGGTGAACTTGTCCAAGCGGTGAACAAGAGGCTTCTGCGGTGATCCGGTCGCAATCGCGGCGTAGTAGCCGGAAGGAACCCAAGAGCGGGTATGAACTTCGTACCCAGCCCAATAACCAACATGCTTATTATTCGGATCATCGTCAACGTTCGCGGTAGCAACCGTGCCACTAGTACGACCCGGTACAGCCACAACCGCAAGGGTCAAAGCAGTGAACTTAGTCGAAGCAAGGTTGGTCAGGGTTGCAACATTCGCGCCATTGATGAACAACTTCACGCCAGGGAGCATGTGTTCAGTCACGTTGGCAATGATGTCATCAATATCGGTGTACGCGAGGGATGCGCCCGCCGTGCCTTTGTAGTGCTGATGGGTTCCGGCAAAGGTTGTACCATCCGGGGCGTTCGGAATCGCGCCGCCATCCGCGTTAAGAAGTTTCTTGACGGAGAGAGTTGTACCATCTCCGAGCCAGTCAACAAAGCTGTAGTTCGCTTTGCCGAAAATAGCGGCGGTCATTTCCTGTCGAAAACGAGTCAGGTACGCGCTTTGAACGTCGAGAGTGCGCTGTGCGAGATCGGCGGGGGTTGCGCGGGCAATAAAGTCCGAAGTCCAGCCCGTCGAGAGGGAGAACTTGCGAAGCGGGAAATTGACTTCAACGCCGTTAGTATCCTTTTGGGTACGAGCAACACCAACTTCGTCGACTTCTTTCATTTCCATGTTTTCGGAAGTCCCCCACACGCGGCGGACATCCGTACTGGATTCGGCAATCAAGCCGACTTGATCAGAAACTTGACCGTTCAACCAGTCAAGATGTGCCTGAATAGCGCGGGCGATATTGTCAAAGCCAAATTGCGAGGCTGGAACAAAGCGTTGAGCTAACAGGTCTTCGAGGGAGTAAGTACCTACATATTTAGTCATGTCTCACTCTCCTACGCTACCGCCGCCCGAAGTCCGGGAGGTGCAATAACAATGATCTCTTTGTCGTTGATAGCCATGGCGACGGGGGTTGTGCCAGTGGTTTCTAACTGATTGGTTGCGCCCACGTAAAAGCGGGTTCCGGGGGTGTAGTTGTCTGAATCTTCCAACCACTCCATGATCAGCCCCAAGCCCATGATGGTGCAGGGCAGTCCGCCGGTAGAGTCGTTCTCAGACATGGCAAAACCGTCGAAATTCAACTCATTGGTTGAGTCGTCGGTCGCGGGGCGTACTTTGCCGTCGCTGTCAATATAGACAGGGGCAAACTTTTCAAATGCTAAACCGGCTCCAGCGGTCAGCAACTCCGAAATGACGATGCACTTCGATGCGCTAATCGCGTCATATCCGGCTTTTGTTGATTTTACAACTGCGGTCATATTTACCTCACACTACGTTGATTGATTTTCTCTGCTTACCATGAGAGCTTGCACCCTCTGGTAATTCGGGGATTTGCTTTTTCGGTGCAATCTGATTCTCTGGGTCGCGCAACCATTCAAGTTGTTCGATGGGCGTGAGTTTGTCCAGTAGCTTTGTGATTGCTTCCGGCAAATCTTTTCGCAAGGCTTCCACCTGTTCGGCGGCGGCATCGTTCGCGGCTTTTTCTTTGGCTTCAACCTCGCCCCTGAAAGCATCGTACTCGCTTTTCAAGGTCTTGAATTGCGCCTCGTGTTTACGCCGTTCGTCTGCTAGTATTTTGTTTACTTCGGATTGTGTGAGGGTTTTTTCCTGATTTGTTTTACCCGGATCAGGTTCCGGTACCTTCACATCGCTTTCAAGGATTTCATCGTCCTTTACTTCGATTTCTTGCTCTACGCCTTGCGCGTCTTTACGTTTTACTTTCATTTCACCTCGTTGCGGTTCGAGTAATCCGCTCCCCTGTTTTGACATTGTTTATCTATCCGCAATATACGCCAAAAAGCCCCTTTTGACAAGGGGCTTTGATGTTTTATGCTATCTACGCATTAGTTTTCAAAATTATTGACCAAGTAAAAACACTACGAAGTCAGTTGCACGCCTTGTTGGGCGGCTTCAACCCATGCGCGGACTTTATCAACAACATCAGTCCATTCCTCATGGTTCATTTGCACACCATTTATCAAATCCATCTCACAGTAATCTGCGAGCATTTCAATTTCTTTTAGCGGGATTTCCATTTTTCTCCTTTGCCGCCGAACGGTCGGCGTTAGCGGTTG